GAGCGTATCCGCACTGATGGCGGAGGTGCAATCATGAACCGTTCAGCTTCAGCAAGCGCGGAACGCGCTCTTCCTTGTCTAAATAGTAACAACTGCATTGAGACCGCAAACAGCGGCGAAATCAAGCAGTTGCCAAGTCAGTATGAAAACCGTAAAGCGGATACGCTGAACGAGTTTTCCACTTCTTACAAAAAATCCACTACCGCCCTAGAAATGAACGTCAAAGCGTTTATTGAAGCCTTCGGCCTGAACAAAGTCGGCTTTTTAACCCTGACCTTTGCCGATAACGTAACCGACCCAAAAGAAGCGCAACGCCGTTTCCATAGCTTGAGAACCAACTTCCTCAAACGTCACTTTTCTGAATACGTCTGCGTATATGAGCGCACGAAGAAAGGCCGTATCCATTTCCACCTAATCGTAAATACCCGTGTCGATATACGGCGTGGCCTGAATTTCCGCGAAATCGCCGCAGGCAGATACAGCTCGGCAAATCCAGCATTGCGCCAACTGTGGGCATTGCTACGTGAAAACGTCCATAAATACGGCTTTGGCCGTACCGAACTGCTGCCCGTCAAAACCAACAGCAAAGGCTTGGCGCGGTATGTGTCCAAGTACATCAGCAAACACATCAACAGCCGACTACCCGAAGACAAAGGTTATCGGCTCGTGCGTACCAGCATGGATAAAAAATTCATGTGGAAAGTAGCAAACAGCAATTTTGCTTTTGTGTCCAAAGGCTCGAAAGAGTGGAGACGCAAGTTAAAAAAGTGGGTTGAGCAGGTAGAAAGCTACCTGAACATCGTAGCCGAATGGAAACACCGCGCAGCCCTGCCAAGCATTACCCAAGACAATTACAACACCGTCTTGGCCTCTGTCCTAAGCCCGAAATGGGCATTTAAAAACCGAGAAACCATCATCAATATGTAGCGAAACCTGCAACCGTTGATTTTGGTTCGGGGGCGGGATGGGCGCGAAACCGCACTTACGAAGTAAGGCGAACGGCGCAAGCCGTGTGTGAGCGCCCCTCCCGTCCCGCCCCCGAACCGTTGAATACCAGTAACCCAGACCTTAAAGAAAGGAAAAAACATGACACAAGAAACAGAACGCCGACAAGGTATGTTTGTTATCGCCTCTTTCGATCGAATGTTCACGCGTGAACGCAAAAACCAAGACGGCACATTCAGCAAGACCCACTATGTCGGTCTGATTATCCGTTCAGATACAGAAACCCGCCTTTGCGAAGTTCGCACAAAACATCCCGAAAAGTACGAGCAGTACAAACCGCAGCAAATCGTCTCCATGCAAGTGTTTCCCCGTGCATTTAAAGACAACATCTACTATTCAGACGAAGCATAAACCAGTTTCAGGGGTTTGGCCGTTTCCCCTGAATCAGACCCCTAAAAACGGCCACAACATTTTTTTAACTCACTTAAAGGAAAAAATCATGAATATCATGAAACTGAAAACCGCAGCGCGTAACGCCGCTGCAACCGTAGCAGTAGCCGTAATGTCTGCTCCCGTTTGGGCTGATGGCACACCGTTGGAAGCCGCACAAACCGAAATCGGCGGCCTGAAAACAGGCATTGTAGCCCTCGGCGGCGTGATTCTCGGCATCGCCGTGGCAATTGTAACCATCGGCGTAATCAAACGCGCAGTATCTAAAGCCTAAGGAAACGACATGGGTTATCAAGTCGGAAGAATTTGCTACGGCACAGAAGCCGAAGCAGTGAACAACGTGATGACCCAAGTCGTACCGACCATAGATAAAGACGGGGTGTTGCATCACCCCGTTTTTAACGGCAGGACTTGGACATACAAGCAAAACGGTTACGAGTACCCGATAAAACTCACATTCCCCCAATGCGACCCAAACGAATACACAAACGCAGGCAGAGAAGTAGGAATATCCATGTTAGGCGCGTTTGTAGTCGTTTGGATTATACGCGCAGTACTTTCAACCCTAAAAATATTGAAAGAAAGAGATGAAGAATAATGCTCCCCGAAATTCTATTTTTAATTGCCGTCGCCCCTTATCTGTTCTGCTGCTGGGCGTTGTCGTTCCTCATGCTCAAGTAAACGCAGACGTACCTCCGCCCCCACCGGTACAACACCAAAACGCAGGCTTTCCGTCTGCCCAAAAACTCGAGCAGATGGGATACAACAGTAATACAGGCGTTTGGAAAGTACAAACAAACCCAACAGGCAAACCGACCGTAAGCAGCGGCGGCGGCCAAATCACGGGAAAGCAGGGGCAGCGTGTAACCGTGACAGACGGCTACGGTAACAAGGCCACGGTTAACACGCAGGTAACGCAGCGTGTAGGAACGGGCAAACTTCAGACGGCTGCTAATGCCGCTATTGTGGGTGGTGCGTATGGTTCAGCGGTAGGATCCGCTACTAAACAATATGGGCAACTGTTAGCGAATCAGATTAATTCAGGGAATTATGAGGGAGCTTTACAAACTGGTTTTAATATGGGTTCGCATATGTTAGATAATTTTCTAGGTGGAGCATTAACAGGGATTAAGTCTTTTACAGATGGAATGGGCTGGACTGGAAAATCTAATTATGAGATTTCACAAGAGCAGTTAAGACAAATAGCCGCCCAACAACAAGCCGCACAAGCCCAAGCAGAAAAAGCAGGCAACTATCAAAAAGCAGTAGCTCACGCCGCAGCAGCCAAAGCAGCAGAAGCAACAGCAAAAAAAGCGCAACAACAAGGTCAACAGAAGAAAGAAGAACAGAAGAAAGACGAAGAAGCAAAAAAGAAAGGATTATTGAAATATCAATTAATAGTAGAAGTCGATGGGTCATATTCAAACTATGTTTTCTATGCTCCAGATGGTTATAGATTAAGTGGCTCTGCTGATAATACTTTAAACAATTCGCCTGCATATATGGGCAAATTTGTATCATCCTACAATATTGATGCAGGTAGATACGCCTCACCATCAAAAATTAAAGTAAGTACACCGTCTGATAAGCATGTTTATGTTCGTTGGAATTCTTATAAAGAAGGTACAGTTCCAGAAGCAGAAAAACAGAAACTCGCACAAAATCAAAGCGAAGTAAAAGCCGAAGATTTTATGCTGACACAAAAAGAAATGTTAGACATTCTTAAACGCATGCTTGAGAACAATCAGACAAACCATGCCGAACTGATGAACCAGCTCACCAAAATGGGTAACGTCGTACCCGATTCCACAACATCGACCGAGTTTACACCGGCAACGGCTACTACCGCCCCTTATACTCCGTCAGGCTCGAACACACCGCAGCAGACCCAAATCACGATAAATAAAGACGGTAGCGTAACAACAAGCGTTATTCCACGTTCCGACCTCGTACCGAACAGTCCGCAAGCTCCAACGCGAAGCGCGTTGATACCCAACAACCCCAGTACCCCAAACACACCTACAAGCCCCACCAGTCCGACCACACCAACGACGCCAACGACACCGACTAGCCCAAACAACCCAAATACACCTATCACACCCGATAATCCAACCGTGCCAAACAAGCCCAAAGAAGACCAACCACCGCAGGAAAACACAGCCTATGAAGACCCCGACATACCCACCCAAACCGTAGATTTAGACTTTAAACCAGCCGATATATTTTCAGTTGACGGCGTATGCCCAGAGCCGAGAACCGTAGATTTTGGCATGTTCGGCCAATATGAATTTTCATATGACCCCCTATGCGATTTTGCCCGAAAACTAAGGCCGATTTTGATACTTATCACAATCGTATCCTGCTCCTTTTTCGTTTACTCATCACTGAAAGACTAAAATGAATATCGGAAACATCATAACCGCCGTACTGATGACCGTAGCAGGCAGACTAATAGCCGCGTTCGGCCTGTCGTTTGTAACCTATGTCGGCCTGAACGAAGTTCAGAGCCGCATAGTCTCGGCCATTGCCGAAAACCTGAACAGCATACCGAAAGAAGCCTTACAAATTGCCTATATCGCAGGTTTGGGCGTAGTGCTGAATTGGATAATCGGTGCATTTGCCTTCGTCATTTCCACAAAAAGCCTGACCAAACTGGCCGCAGGCATATCCAAAAAATAGAGAGAAAAGCCATGTTATATCTGTTCACAGGCGTACCAGGTTCGGGCAAAACCCTGAATGTCGTTTCCATGCTCGCCAAACGCCCCGACCTTAAAAACCGCCCGTTGTTTATAGACGGTATTCCAGACCTTCAAATCCCACATGAACAAATCCCCGAGGGCGAAAGCATCCAAACTTGGCCGAAGTGGGCGCCGACGGGCGCGATTATTGTCGTTGACGAATGCCAGCGCATATTTAGACCGCGCCCCAGCGGCTCGAAAGTCCCCGAATACGTATCAGAATTGGAAACCCACCGCCATCGCGGCCTAGACTTCTTTTTTATTACCCAGCATCCCCGCCTGATAGATGCCAACCTACGCAGCCTGATTGAACACCATACCCATGTAAGCAAGACTGAATTAGGCGTAAGGCGCAAACTGGAATGGAGCACGGGCGGCGCGAAAAACCCCGAAAGCAGGGCAGACGTAAGAGACGCACTCAAAAGCGTGTACAAGCTCGATAAAAGCGTGTACGGCCTATACAAATCAGCCGAAGAACACACCAAAATCAAAACAGGCCGCAGCAAAGTCTTTTACCTGATTCCTGTCATACTTTTGATGATAATCGGCGGCCTTTGGGGCTTTTATGACTTTTGGGGAGACTTCAAAAAAACCACACCGACCCCCACGGCGCAGCAGGAAGTTGCCGCGCCAGCGGCAAGCCCCGAAACGGGCGGCACGGTGGGGGCGCAAGCCCAAAACGGGACGCACGGGACGGGGCAATACCCCGAAGCGCAGCCAACGCCTGAGCCGCCACAGCAGCGGCCACACCTGACCGAAGACGATTACAAGCCCGCCATAGACGGCCAACCCCACACCGCGCCGATATACGACCAATTCAACAAAGCCGTAAAGACCATGCCTTATCCAGTTGCTTGCGTCAAAAACGCAAACCGCTGTACCTGCTACACAGACCAAGGCACACCGATTAAAGGCTTCAGCAAAACCCAATGTCTTGAGTTCGTAGAGAACGGCATATACAATCCGTATAAAGAAGCAGCGGCCACGCCGCCACCGACGGCAGCGGCAGAGCCGAAAGAGAGCGGCGGCCAAGTGCTGACGATGGGCGGAGAGAGTCCGCAAAATCTGATGTATGATGGGTACAACGAAAAATCGTTAAGTAATAAAGGGGCAAAAGTTGGAATATAGTAACGGCGTTCCGATAATTTGGGTTTTTATAGCTTTTTATGCTGGAATTTATTACGAGAAAGATGGCGTAAAAGGTGCTATTTGGGCTTGTTTAAGAGCAATCGCCTTTGTTATATCAATAGTATTGGCTGTTATCATTCTATTTTTTATAATTGCCGCAATAAAATCCTACATGTAACCCAAAACCTTTAATCCCCACCCACCTAACCACAAGTCAAGGGGAGGACGTCCAGAAAGATTTGTAAAGACAGCTTTATCGTCTTTATAAATCTTTTTGGATACCCCTTGACGCTAGCCCACCCAAAAACGCTAGGGCAAAGGGGTGGGGTGTTTTTTTACCCCACCCCCTGCCACGTGGCGAACGCGGGGCGCAGGGGCAGAGCCCCGCAAAACCCAAGAGACCCAACCCCCTATTGTTTTAAAAGCAGAACAATACAGGGTTTGGCCTCATGACCCAAACTGCCGCCCGCGACTTCCCAAGTACGGCAAGGCCGCAAAGGCCGTAAAAAAGACTGAAGCGCGGGCGATTCCCTACCCAAGTTTGTACACTATCTAGGGCAATAATAGCCCGTATTCATAAGGCAAAAAATCATGAACCTAGGGATAGACGTTTCAAAGAATACGTTAGATTGCTGTCTGATTTCAGACGGCATTTTTTTTGAACGGCAGTTTAAAAACAATAGAGCAGGATTTGAGCAACTCAAATCATGGCTGGATAAAAACGGCGCAACCAACGCCCTACATTGCTGCTGCGAAGCAACAGGCAAATATTATGAAGCCGCCGCCGACTACTTGGCCGAAAGCTACGTCATGAGCGTGGAGAACCCACGAAAAATAAAAGGCTACGGCAACGCTAAGCTGCAAAGGTCAAAAACCGACAGATTAGACGCAAGGCTAATCGCCCAATACTGCCGTGATATGAAGCCGCGAGCGTGGCAAAAGCCAAGCGAAGTAAAAACCCAACTAAAAGAACTAAACCAATACCGCCAACGGCTGAAAGCCCAAAAAGCCGCCGAACAAACAAAGCTACACACAGCTCCCGACTACCTCGCCCCACTCATCGAAGACACAATCAGACACCTGCAAAAGCAGATTAAGGCCGTTCAGGAAAAAATCGGCAAATTCCACCAAGACCACCCCGATTACAAAGTAAACAGAAACCGCCTTAAGACCATCACAGGCGTAGGCGACAACGCCGCCGACACCCTGTTAACCGTATTGGCCGAACAAGACCGATTTGAAAACCAGCGGCAATTTACCGCCTATCTCGGCCTTGACCCCAAACAGTTCAAATCAGGCACGAGCGTCAAAGGCCGAGAGCGTATATCAAAAGTCGGCAGCAGCCGACTACGAACCGCCTTATATATGCCTGCAATGCACGCCTACCGAAGTCGAACCTTTGCCCCGTTTGTAAGCCGACTGCAAGCCAACGGCAAGAGGCCGAAGCAAATAATAGTCGCCCTGATGCGAAAACTTGCCGTCATCGCCTACAACCTGATAAAGACAGGGAAAGATTTTGAGCCGGAAAGATATAAATGAAAAATTAAGCCTGGCTTTCGCCGGCGATTTTTAATTTACTGAAAAATAAATAAAAAAATAAAAAGCAAAACCATTTAATATCAAACAAAACACCCTGAACAAATCAGGGTGCGTATTGTTGCAATTTTAAGAAATGTAAAGTTTATTGACTGTAAAATACACTATCTTTTTTTAAAGAATAACCAAATTTACCTTTCAACC